TTTATCCATATCCTTATTGAATTTATCTTGACATCTTTCAGCTTCTTTTAATTCAGATTCGTTAGCCATGCTTAACTTTCCATATTGCCCCGTTGCTACCATAGAGCTAATAGGAATTATCCCAGTCGAAGTGACTACAACATGCGTCCAAGTCCCGCATTTAGGACAACGCTTCTTTACCTCTCCGGTTGCTTCAAGGAGAAGTTTGTTGCATGTTGGGTTCTGACAGCGTATTTCCTGCATTATAGCACCTCCTTAGCGTTACTACCCAATTTTCTGGACAGACATTTTGTTCTTGCCATATCCTTTATCTCGGAAATAAAACTATCGCTGCCGGGATAATTACATAAACTAGCTAACTCTATTATTTTACCTGCTTCATTCTCGGCAAATTCGATATCTACACCTAAGCATTCCGTCATAAAGCAAATTAAAGGAGGCATATATCTGTTGGTAATATTTTCGCATGTCTGCATTATAGCACCGCACCTTCTTTAGTGCTTTCTTCGTATTTATCAATCCACGGTTTTAGTTTTTCGCTCCAAGGCAATGAAATAGGCATACCGTATCCAACGCAATCAATAGCCAATTCGCATATCATTAAAACTAATTCATCGTTACAGTTACTTTTAAGCCAATCGAAAAATTTAATATATTGTTGCTGGTCTCTTGCTATTCTTATCTGGTGTTCCCATCGCGCCCTAGATCGTTCTTTTATTTCTTTTATGACTTTACCTAAACTATCTAGCGTTAGCGCATTGTATATAATATTATCATGCACTATCGACACGCTCCTTCGGTGTGCTTATTTTTGAGATAAATGTACTTGCATTAACTTATTAATGGCTTTTCTAGCATGACTCAATTCTTCTTCTCTCTGGGCATATTCTTTGCCATCTAAACCATTAACCCTTAGTTCGTATTGGCGCACATCGAAAAACATATTTACTGCCAATACTATTTCAAGTATATTTCTATCCATTCAATACCTCTCGGTGTGCTTATTTTTTCTTATGTTCTTTAGGTTTAAAATTCGGACAACTTAGTTCTATGGTTCGAGGCGACGTTAGTGCTATCGGGAACTGTTCTAGTATTCTTTCGAATAGTTCAATATGCTCGTTTCTATGCTCGCAACAATTCCCACATATACAATTATCACATTTCACGGTAACCACCAACCTTATTTTTTCTTACTCTTTTTTGGTTCAATGCCTATCATAACCATCATACCCTTGCCTTTACCTTTCGGCATATCGGACTTTCCTTTACCTGTACCATTACATTTGCCCTTGGCCATTTGATATACCTCCCTGTTTACTCATTATTTCCTGCACCACTGCGACTATCTGATCCATTGGTTGCGATAGAAACTTAATCTGTTCCTCTGGCGGCAACTGCATTATCATCTGTTGAATCTCAGGAGGAAGTGCTTGTAGTATGCCTGCTAACTCACCAGGTGACGGCTGTCCTCCCTGTGGCGCTGGTGCTGCTTCCTGTCCGGGGGGTGCTGTCGGTGCTCCGGGTGGTCCCCCAGGAGGTGCCTGTTGAGCCATTGCCATTTCTTCTTTCTTTTGTTCTCTCTCCAAGATAGCACCAGCGTTCGGAAAATTAATGCTTTCCATTACCATCCAGTACTCTATCGGGTCCATCCTACCACCACTGGCGTTGGCTGAATCCATAATAAACCGCTTGTCTTTCGGGAATCCTGTGTCTGCCGAAATCTTAATGTCGAATTCCGGGTAATACCACTCTCCCGAATCATCCTGCTTAATCAGTAGACTCTTATCGAAGTAACCGAAAATCTTATCTTTATTCCTATATGGTCTCGCATCGTCAATAAACGCTATTACAAAATCATAGTATAGCTGGTATAGTTCTGTAAATGCTATGTGCTTCTCGAATATCTTTACCGATATTCTGCCGGCCGTATTATTCGCCAGAATGTCCAATGCTCTTCCTGATAGACTGCCGCTGTCTGCCCGCCCCTGGGATGCTTCGGTAACTCCGAGTGTGTCTTTGGCCGCCTGCACATAAATACCGTATAACTCCTTTAATCCACGCTCTGCTGTCTTTAGGTCAACAACTCTTATGTCGCCGTTAGGGTCATCGGTTTCAATTATCTGACTAACTGCATTATTAAGTCTGCCAGCAATACCGGAACCTCTGCGAACGAATATTTTAGTTGTACCTAAGATTTGCTTTTCTTCTTCAATGGAAAGTAACTTCTTAACTCCCTCTTGCTGGTCGCTGATTATGTCAGGGTCAGCTTTTCCGTAGTAACTTTTTTCTTTAGGTACGTTGTATTGAATGACGAATGGGAACCTGTTTGGCACTACTACTTTAACTTTGGCTATCTGACCACCTAACGGGGCATCTGCCGGGGCACCAGGCATTTCTCCCTGCACTGCCGTATCCAGTATATCTATTTCCTCGTACTCCTTAATTTTCCCATCTATTAGCCCAAACAAGCAGGCACACATCACCGTCTTTATCCTTATACCAACATTCTATGACGGATATGCGGTCTTTCGTTGCTGCGCTTGATGTATATACGCTTGAACCTGTGGAGAAATCTTCTAAGAATCCGTATTCTCCACCCTCTGACTCCAATTCTTCTCGGTATTCTTCGCCGTACATTTCACAAACCTTATCTAATGTGCGGTTTTCTATATGAAATATATAGTCCATATCTTTAACCCGGTATACCCCTGGTTGTGGTATCACGTTTACCGGGTGCGGGTTAGTAGTCCTTATTCTGCCACGGAATTTATGCGACTTATATCCAGGGTCGAAGTCTATTTTGTATGCGCATATGCCGTTTTTCTTAGCTATGCGCTCGTTTTCTGAGTTAATTCTTTCTAGTTCCGGGCCTTCTGCTAAATATGTAAGATAACCTTCAATCATTGCTTTACGCTCGTTATTATCGTCGCCCTCGATGGCGTGAACTGAGGGCATGGGGACAGTTATGTCTATCTGACTTTCTACCAACTGAAAGCAGATATTTACTACCTGACGGGCATCTGCCGCATTGCTGGCGTAATCGTCTCCGTAACGCTCTGACATATACGATGGAGTTCTGCCGACGTTCGGGCCAACCGCTTTTGTTCCGTGGTATAGGGCATCCCATTTAGCGCAATCATCTCGGAATTTGTCATGTTCTGACATTGCTTGAGATAGGCGTTTTTTCCACTTTTGCAGTTTTGCTTGCTCTGCATCAGATTCCTTTTTGTCGGCTATCATTTGTTTTACCGGGTCTATTGCCATGCCCAGGAATTGTTTTGCCTTGTCTAGTATTGCCAAATTGTATCACCTACCAATAACACTGAGTTATCTCTCAAAGTATTTCCTTATGGAGTCATGCTGTTTCGTGGTGACCAATCCGTTATGCTCCAATATGACCATTAAAATACCCACTGGTCCCATACGCAACAAACTTTCATAACCATTTGTTTTGGCTATCTCGTTTAATTGCTCTATATATAATGATTCTTCTTCTGTTAACCTACTCATTAGTTCACCTGCCTTATATTGCGGGAACCTCAATAATATTACCGCTTACTAATTGCTGCTTAAAAGCATTTATCATCTCAGAAAGTTTACTTATAGCAACTTCCTTGTCCTTGTCTTTTACATAAAAATAAGGCCAGACAATTATCTTAGCCTCATGTAGTCCTTTTATTGGTTTAGTAGAAACGAATATTTTCATAGCTCACCTGCCTATCTTATCCCTGCACTTTACATGGAGTCACCCCGGTACCTGGCATCAAATCTGGTTGTATTTTCTGTAAACCATTCGGTACATAATGACAACCGTCCATATGTGGATATGCAAACATATCAGAAGCATTAATCATCCTAAGCGCATCAAAATGCGAACATTCCAGATTAACCTTAAATATTGACGGTATTTCAATATCGTCAGTTAATTTACATAGAGTTTCATTATAACCATCTCTAAACTCACATACATTTTTATGACTGCAACTGTTGCACTGCATCCGTTACCACTCCTTCCTGTATTTTCCGCATACTCAACCAGTCCTAGTCGCTCCAATCACATCTCCTGTAAGCACCGAGAAAAGTTTCGTGTAAATCATAATCACTCATAGAATTAATTTCCTCATCTGTAAAAGAACGTAATAACTGCTTCATACTATCTTCCATCTTTTCTGTTAATATCGTATTTGGATGGCTCTTACGACGAAATCTTTCTAACTTCTTCATAAATACCGCATCGCTACACATAAATTACATTGCCTCCCCATATGATTCTTCCTGCGCTGCCCGCATACTCAACCAGTGCGCTTTAGCTGCCGGATCTTGCATTAAATCACTCAGTAAATCATCTGGTAAATTATCTGGTAATTCCGGTTCCTTCGGTGACGTGGTATGATATGCCAATCTTTCCAATGCCTGTGTCATTGAATCTACCATATCATCGTGCTTACCATTTGGGAATACGCTGCACTCTTCTACGAATTCTTCTATCCAGGGTGCCAGTTTAGACTCCGGCAAGTATATGTTACCTGACTCTATCTCCGGCGATACTGCATTTGCCCTTGCTACCTTACCGCCCTTTGGTTCCACTTCAATTAACCCAGTCATTTTATGCCTTAACATCTGAATAACAGCAGGTCCGTTTGCCTTAGCTTCTATGAGTTTAACTCTTGCCTGGGGCC